GCAGGCCCCCCCTCAGCAGGCCCCCCGTAGGTTGCCATGGAGTTGTTCCTCCAGGATCGACATGATCACCGTGTAGCCGCCAGGCAACACCGCAACGAATGTCCGGCCCGTCAAGCCAGTGGCTCGACATGGGCCATGAACGCTGGAAGGACCCACCGTTGATCGCAGCCACCAGGAGCCTACTCGTGTTCTTCATCCTGGCGGCTTCCGTATTCACTGTCCGCCTAGCTGTTGGAGCAGGAACAGTTGCCGCGGCACGCTGTGCCGGGGACGCGGTCTGTGCCAAGGTCGCACCACATGCACAGACCCGCGGAGCGCTGGCGCGGCTGAGACGGCACAGAGCAGTTACCGCAACCCAGGCGCCCAGCGCCACGGCCAGACCGAGTGCGAGCCCTACGCCAACCGCAAAGTGGACAGCTACCAGATCGCTAACGCGTACCCCTATGGCCACGCCGTCACCCACAAGCACAATGACACGCACTCCCGCCGCGACCGCTACCAAGACGGCGATAGCCTTACCTTCCAGCACAAGTACGCCGGTGGCGAGCCATACACGAACTGCGACTCCGACCACTAGCGAGAAGGCGATAGCATCACCTATCAGCATGGCCGCTCCCCAAACAAGTCATACGACAACACCCACCAGCTCGGTAACACGCGCTCCCACGGCCACTCCGTCACCTATCAGGACCAGTACGCCGACGCCGAGCCGTACGCCAGATGTGACCCAGATCGCGACCAGCTCGGCAACACGCACGTCCACGGTCACGGCGTCACCCACCGGCACGGCAACATTAACGCACACACCAACAGCCACGCAGACGGCGACGGCCGCGCCCACCAGGACAAGCACTCCGACGGCAACCCAGACGGCCACCAACTCGGCAACACGCAGCCCTACTGCTACCCCACCGCCCTCCAACACGTCGACCCCGACGCGCACACCAACGGCAATCCAGACGGCGACGGCCTCGCCGACCAGGACAGGCACTCCGACCACCACCTGGCCAGCAATGATCACGTCGATTGACACGATGAAGGAGAGCCGCGATACGGAAACCCGACCCCTCAGCCCGGCGCAAATTGCCGATGACGTGGACCTAGCTGCCAGTCTGAACACAAACTACATTACCGTGGATACGCACTGGGACTACCCGGCCTATATGCAGCTCTGGGTTAATGCCATTCGAGCTACCGGACGCCACGTCTGGTTCCGCACCCATCCCAATCAGTGGGGCAATAACAACGGCACAACCGGGATCATGACACCTGCCCAATACGAGGCGTCCGAGCAGGCGTTTATCGCCGCGCATCCCTCCCTGTTCCAGCCCGGCGATATCCTCGATCCCTGTCCCGAGCCGGAGAATGGGCTTTACTGGATAGCCACCTATGGCCAGGGCTGGACGTCGAGCCCACCGAATGCGGCGACCGAGGAGTACAATGCCTTCATTCGCGACACCACGACCATCGCCGACCAGACGCTTCATGCCGCCGGCATCTACGGCGTGATCACCACGGTGCGCTCCACCAACTCCTTCTTCGCCACCCATCCCGGTGACCTGGAGCCAGCGACTGTCGCCCTGCTCGGGCACGTGACCTTCGATAGCTACCCTGAAGGCACCACCACCGACCCGGCGACCGCTGCCGCGGCGCGGGTAAACGAGATCAAGGCCGTGGCGCAGGCCTGGCCCGGCGTGCCGATCATCCTGGGCGAGATAGGCTATAGCAACAAGGTAGCGGTCGACGACACGACGCAGGACAACGTGTTGAAAGCGGAGTTTGCGGCCATCGCCCCACTCCCCTACATCGCAGGTATCAACTACTGGGTGGGCGCGGGCACGAATAACTCAGGCGGCTACACGCATATCTTCAGCGGGTCCACGGGTCTCTGGACGCTCCGGCCCGCGGCCCTGGACCTGGCAGCTTTCTTCGCCCAGGAGCAGCAGGCGCACGCCAGTTAATAAGCGACCCATCGCATGTTTGTGGTCCAGGGTGAGAAGTCAGGAATGGCATGCCTGACGCCGGCTGACCAGGAAACGCTCATGTGGTTACTCGGGACCATCCAACGGCGCCTGCAAGCGTCTACGCCTTGAATCGCCGACATTAGAACAGTCACACCGGGTTGCCATGTGCGCGTATCCGGATTTCCTGCATAATGCTGGTGATCCTTGCACACGGTATCTAGTAGCCATCAGTAGATTCCTCTACTCCTAATAGTGCTTTCTACCTTTCCGTACCCTGGCCCCCGGCTGAATGTTTTCCTTGACAAGCGCAAATTGCATGCTATGCTAGCCACACGGTTGATAGAACATATTTTCTATTTACAGGAGCATGTATGGCCCAGCAAGCGCGCAGCCGAACCCCGCGGCAGGGCTCTGAATCTGGTGCGGGTAACCCTGGTGCGACTGCTGCAAGCAACAGTGGTATCTCAGAGAATGTAGAAGACGAGGCGGGCGTCCCGCCCGCGCTCCCAGTGGGTGCTGGCGCGACCGGTGTAGCCAGGAAGCGGACTTCGCGGGCGCGGCTGGCGGAGTCGGCGCCGATTTCGTTCGAGGGTGGACCAGTGCAGGAGGACTGGTATTGGGGTCGTCTCAGCGCCGGCATGGAGGAAGACTACTACTGGCGCCGCCTCTCGGATAACTGGTACCAGAAGGATGTCATTCCTTCCACCTACCTTGAAATCCATAATCAATGCTACGAGGCGTATAACGCCAACCCGCTCGCCAACTATATTATCGAGATCACCACAAACTTCGTGCTCGGCGCAGGAATCAGCGTGGCCGCCAGCAGCCGCCGCGTACAGCGCGTGCTCGACGCCTTCTGGCAGGACCCCGACAACCACATGGCCACCAGGGTGTATAGCCTCTGCACAGAGCTGTCGCTCTACGGTGAGCTGTTTATCCGCTTCTTCGTCAATCCGTTCAATGGCATGGTCAAGATCGCGCAGATCGATCCCAGCCTGATCGATCAGATCGAAACAGACCCCGAGAACATCGAGCGGGCGCTGCGCTTCCACCAGCGTCCTGTCGGACCGGGTGGCGCGCTCTGGAGCGCCACGGCGCCGGTCGATGGCGTGCAGCCACCCGCACCCACCATGGAGCCGGCAGGGGCAGGCTTTCCCGGTGACGCAGTGATGGCCGGGATCTGGTACGAGGCGGGGCGCGAGGTGGTGCAGTTCAAGATCAATGCTGTCTCCAACGCCAAGCGCGGCAAGAGCGACCTGGCAACGTTGCTGCCCTGGCTGCGCCGCTACAAGGACTGGCTGACGGACCGGGTGCGGATCAATAAGTACAAGGCAGCCTTTCTCTGGGATATCCAGCTCTCCGGCGCGGATGCCAAGACCATCGACCGCAAGCGCATGCAGTATGCCTATCCGCCGGAGCCGGGCAGCATCATCGTGCATAACGAGTCGGAGCAATGGAGCGCGGTCGGTCCCAAAATCGAGGCGGGCGACGCGGCGGCCGATGGCCAGGCGATCAAAATGATGATTGCCATGGGCGCCGGTCTGCCCGAGCATTACCTGGCGGACGGCGGGAATGTGAATCGCGCCACGGCCGGGGAGATGGGGCTGCCGACCTTCCGCAAGTTCCAGCGACGGCAGGACCAGTTTGGCCTGGTGCTGCAAACCATTCTCGACCGGGTACTGGATGAGGCGATCCGTGCCGGCGCCCTGCCCGCGGGGGTGGACCGCACCTACGCGGTGATCTTCCCTGAGCTGGCGCCGGGCGATAACAGCGGCAGCGCGACAGCGGCGAGCACGCTGCTGCCGGCCCTCCTCGCCGCGCACCAGGCCGGCTGGGTCAGCCGCGAGACGGCGATGCAGCTGTTCTATGCCATGTGCGGGCAGGAAATCAACGTGGCGGAGGAACTGGCGCGGATTGAGAGTGAATCACAGAAACACGGATGAGCACAGATAACACAGATGGTGGTGCGGTGTCATTCTGTGTTTTCTGTGACCCTGCGATTCAATTAACTGGGAGCATACCGTGAGCTTCAATCAGGATCCGTTCAGCCAATCCGGCGATGCCGGGACGGCCGTGCATGCGCCTGCGCCGCGGTCAAGCGCACGGTTACTGGGCGCCCAGGCACAGCCGCGGCACCATGGGGTAATCCACAGCCCGCACAGTCTGGCGCTTGGCATGACAGCCAGTGTGCAACATCCTCATCACGCGGCGGTGCACCGATCGGCGGGCAACACGTCCAGTCGGCGTGTGGTACAGGCGGGTGACCACCGATCACGTCTGACGTTGCGGGCGCGGGCTGGACTGCAGCAGATCGAGGTGGGCACGATCGCCGCGTACGACGCGGGGACGAACACGGCACTGGTGCGGCTGGTAGGCGCACAGGCCAACCTGATCGGGCCGCTACCCCTGACGCAAGGCCTTTCGCCTGCCCTTGCGGTGGCAGGGGCATCCTGCCTAGTGGTGTTGCTGGATACGGCGAATCCGACCGACGCGGCGATCGTAGCGCTCTACAATGGGCCGCCAGGGGTGTGGACACAGGCCGGTAACGCGACGGTCACACTCACCGGCTACCAGGCGGCGCAGAGCGTGACCTTTCCCCTGCCGTTCTCCACCGGCGTCGTGGCAGTGACGGGCTGCAGTCGCGACCCGGCTTTCACGGCGACAGTCTCTGGTGAGGGCATTGGCGGGTTCGTGCTGACAGTGACGCGAGCCGAAGGCGCGGGACAGACGCAGGCCGGGGTTGTGAATGTGCCGGTGGCGGCGGGCAGCGCCAGCGGGAGCGCCACGATCACCTTTCCGCTGCCGTTTGCCGCGGCCCGCACAGTGGTGGTGACGGCAGCAGCGGCAGGCTGGGTCGCAAGCGCAACCGGCGTACCTTCCACCACCGGCTGCGTGGTGGCCGTCACCAGTCTGGCCGGGCCAGCGGCAACCCCGGTGACGATCACCGTCTACTGGCAGGCAACCGGTGATCCCGCGGTGAGCGCCGTGGTAGGAGTGGATTGGGTAGCAGTGGGGACATAGAATCACAGAGGCGCCGAAGGCGCTGAACAACACAGAAGACACAGAAGAGTTAGGCGTGGGAAGCATGGAGTAGACGCAGGAAAGGAGGATTGACGGCGTGAATAACGCACAACACGTTCGGTCAAAAGAGGTGAGGGACGAAGCCACGGCCACGCGGATCCGGTTTGGCATGAGCTTGCGCGAGGCCGCGCTGGGCACAGGTGGCCGCCGGGAGGTGGAGGTGGTGTGCCTCCGCCCCGGCCTCTCACGCAATGGTAACTTCTATGGTCCGGCCTGCATCGTGGAGGCGATACCGCTCTTTGAGGGCGCACGCGCCTACGTCGACCATAGTGAGAGCACGGTGCGCAGCGTCCGCGACCTGGCAGGCACCTACCGTGATGTGCACCTCGGGTCACAGGGTGAGGTGCGCGCGACCCTCCGCGTCTCCCGCGCTATGGATTGGCTCTGGGCGCTGATCCAGGAGAGCGTGGAGGAGGGCAGCGACCTGGTGGGGCTGTCGATCGACGTCGCGGCAGCCGTGCGGGAGGGTGAGATCGACGGCAAACGCGCGCGGATCGTGGAGCGGATCACGGCCCTCCACAGCGTGGATGTGATCACCAGGGCGTCCGCGGGCGGTGGCTTCGAGAAGATTCTGGAGGCCGACCGGCAGAGCTGGTGGGACCAGATGGAGCCGGAGAACGAGGCGGCGGCGACCCTGGCGGCCAACGCCGCGCGAAGTGGCATGCCGATTGAGCGGCAGCAGCGAGCGGTGCCGGCAGGCGTGGTGGCGCCGGTGCAAGTCGGTCCAACCGTGGCGCAGAATATCCCAGGCGGGCAGATCCAGCTTGGCGGCAGCTATGTGACCGAGCCGGCGCGTTCCGGCCCGGTGATGAGAAGAGGAGAAGGGCGAATGAGCGAGGAGCGGCAGGAACGAGAGCAGAGCGGCGAGACGGTGTTGCGGGAGGTCGCACAGCCCCAACCTATGGCTGATGGTATGGCGTCCGATCCCCAGCGTCTGCTGGAGGAGGTGAAGCGCGAGCGAGCGCTGCTGGCGTCGGAGCGGATCGTGGAGCGGGCGCTCCGCACTGCGGAACTGCCACAGCCGGTACGGGCACGCCTGGAGCGCCGCTTCGCCGAGCAGATCGTGCAGGAAGCGGAGGTTACCGCGGCCATCGAGGAAGAGCGAGCGCTGCTGGCCGAGCTGACGGCCCTGGGACTGATCCGGGGCGTCGGTTTTGAGAAGAGCGTACGGGTCACCGCCACGGAGGGCGAGAAGCTGCAGAAAGCGTTCGACCAGTTGTTCGACATCTACGAGGGCGAGCGAGTGCCGCGCCTCTCGGGCATCCGGGAGGCGTACGTGGCGGCTACCCACGACACGGAGATCTCTGGCGTCACCGACCCAGCCCGTCTGCGCGAGGCGGACACCACGACCGCCAGCTTTAGCTATCTGCTGGGCACCAGCATGAACAAGCGGCTGCTCAAGGACTATCAAGCCTGGCCGTCAGAGTGGCAGAAGTTCTGCACCATCACCCCGATCAAGGACTTCAAGACGCAGACCCGCATCCGCCTGGGCGCTTTTGGCTCCCTATCCACCGTGAATGAGGATGCCGCGTACACCAGCATCTCGCTATCTGACACGCAGGCGACCTACAATCCGGCCAAGCGCGGCAACCTGGTGGCGGTAACGCGCGAGACGATCGTGAACGACGACCTCTACGCCATCAAGCAGATCCCCGGCAAGTTGGCGGTGGCCGCGGCCTTCACCCTGGCGGAGTTCGTCTACGGCCTGCTCGCCGCCAACGGTGCGGTGATCTACGACACCTACAAGCTCTTTGACAGCATAAACCATGCCAATACCGGTATCATCACCGCCAACCTGGGCACTGCGAACAGCGGCGCGGCCCTGGCCAGCGCGGCGCTGCAGACGGCGGTCACCAAGATGCGCCGCCAGACGAACCTGGCAGGGAAGCCAATCGGACTGAAGCCGCGTTTCCTGGTGGTGCCGCCGGAGCTGGAATGGCAGGCGATGGTGGTCACCAAGAGCGCAGGTGCGCCGGGCAACAACTATAACGACATCAACCCGATGCTTGGTTATTGCGAGGTGATCGTGGCGCCGCAGATCAGCAGCGCCACCTACTGGATCGCGGTGGCCGACCCGCGAGTGATCGACACCATCGAGATCGGCTTCGTGGGCGGGCAGATGAACCCACAGCTCTTCATCCAGGACCAGCCGCTGTTCGGTAACAACTTCACAAATGATGTGATTACCTACAAGGTGCGCCATGAGTACGGCGGGGCCGTAGTGGACTACCGTGGCTTCTATTTGGGGAACAACTGATGGCGTCGTATATCGACCATAACGCACCGCCTACCGGCTGGGGCGAGGGCACCTACGTCGAGGACACCGCGCGCGACCACGGCTTCCCACCTGAATCACCGGCCACCCTGCTGCCCGATCTGCTGGATGGCGCCCGGCCCTTCAGCCGGCGCGCCCTCCGGATGGGCCGGCAAGCGGTGGCGGATCGAATCACAGAGCCACAGAACGACACAGAAAGCACAGATGATTGAAGAACCTGCGACTACGGTCGCATGGCTGACCCACCTGGCGACTGCGGTCGCAGAGTGGACCGAGTAAACCGCGTCGAGCGGCACAACAATCAGCAAAGGAGAACGTCCAAGATGACCACGCAGCAGATTCCCACGCCGAGCGACACCTATAACCCAAGGGATCGCGGCACCGATTGGCCGCTAGATTCCTTTACGCGGCGGGTGATGGACCACGTGTCGCCACAGCCAGTTGCGCACCCGGCCACCAACAGCTACGACGGCGATGGGAATATGGAGGCAATCGATGCCTTCCCACCCTTCAGCCGCCAGGAGGACCGCACGAATCTGGGCGCGTACACGGGGGCAGTTGGTCCCGCGGGCGGTAGCACCCCCGAGTCGCACCCGGAGATCACCGCGCCCTGACGAGCGCCTTCTGTGTCTTCTGTGCCGTTCTGCGTTTCTGTGATTCGATCCCATGGGAGGGCACCATGCCCAGGGCGTTTCTCGCGTATTATGCAGACTATGTGCTGGGCGCCGGTGGAGCGCCGGTCGCGGGTGCGGTGGTATCGGCGTATGCCACCCGCCTGTTTGGCCCCGGTGTGCTGCCCACGGGCAGTACGCCTGGGGCGACGGCGACGGCCACCACCGACGCGACCGGCAGGTTTGTGCTGGCCGGCGTGCCGCCCGATGACTACCACCTCCTTATCACCTACACACCGCCCGGCGGCGCGCCGGTCACCGCGTGGCGCTACCATGTGCCGATGATGGCGGCGGAGGCGACGGCGCGGGCGCTGGCAGGGGTACGGGGCGGCTGCCTGGCCCGTACCCTGGCACGGCTAGCGACCGGGAGCGCAGTGACGATCGTGGCGCTGGGCGATGACGTGACCCTGGGCTATAACGCCACGGGCACGGTCGCGGGCGGTTGGCCGGCGCTGCTGGCGACGAGCCTGGCCGCGGCCTATCCGGCAGCGACCGTAGTACGCGCCGACCCCACCAACTACGCCGTCACCCAGGATGGTCCAATCCCCGGCTGGACCTCGACGGTGCTGCAGAGCGGATCCGGCAGCCAGACGATCACGGTGGTGAACGCCGGCGTGCGCGGCGATACCGTGCTGCGCGCCCTGCGGCGGTTCGCCTCCCTGGCGTCGAGCTGGCCGGCGGCAGACGCGATCATCGTGGCCTTCGGCCTCTGGGAGGCGCAACCTGGCAATGCGCAGCAGTATGTCCCGGCCACAGATTTCGCCGCGCACCTGGAAAGCCTGGTGAACGTGGCCCGCACCCTCACGCAGGCAGAGCTGCTGCTGGTGACGCCGCATACCAATCCTGCTGGAGTGAGCGATATCGACGCCTACGCAGCGGCAGTACGCGGCGCTGCCGCGCGCACCCGTTGCGACCTGGCCGATTGTCGTGCGCTGTGGCTGGATCGCTATAGTCCGGGCGCCCCGAACGGCGGCTATGACCCGTGGCTCGACACCACGACGAGCGCGATTCTTCCCACGGACGCCGGGCACGCGGCGATGGCCACGGAAATCGGGCGGCACTTTGATCCGGACCTGGCGCTGCCGCTGGGCGGGCCTGGCTTCGACGCCGGTAAGAGTTGGGAGCTGGTGCGCCTGCCCTTCACAAGTGGCCAGGTGACGCTGGCCGGGAGTGGCTGGACGCCGCACGGCGGCTACGTGGGAGCGGCGCTAAGCAGCAGTGGCGCCTTCGAGCAGGTCACGTCACACGCGGGCGATACGGTGACCATCACTGGGCGCTTCGTGGACCTGGCAATGCTCTGCCGTCGCTGGAGCGACTCGGGACAGATCGCGGTCAGCATCGACGGTGGGACAGCCGTGGTGGTCGACCTCTATCGCGGCTATCCCACTTCCACCAGCGACCTGGCCGACGCCAATGGCGCGGTGGCGCCGCAGGATCGGGTGCTCCTGGCGCATGGACTCTCCGATACCGTACACACTGCCGTGCTGACCCTGCTGGCGAGCAAGAATCCTGCCAGCAGTGGCACCACCTGGCGGCTGGAGAGTCTGGAGCTGGGGCGCTGGCGACGGCACGGCTACGAGGTGGAGGCGAATGACGCGCAGCAGCGCCTCCAGGGTGGCACGGTGGCTGTGCCGCTGGTGGGAGCAAGCGCGGGCAGCGTACCGGTGACCTTCCCTACGCCGTGCACCAGCCCAACGCCCGTCGTGGTGGCGACATCAGGGGACGCTGCACACTACTGCGCGGTGGGCACGA